TTTATATCTACCTTCTTTCTCCTCATTAGTTTTTGGATCAATAGACGGCTTTACAAAATTTAATTTGTTAACTGTTTTAAATATATTAGTCTGTGTCTGTATATCCATAAACACATCTAACATTATATTATTAATTCTACCATTATCATTAGTAACATTATTAAATTGTGATCTAAAATTACTAACTATAGCTTCTATATTCATACTGCTCCCTTTTATTCAAAATCATATGTAGAACTAGAGTCTTCTACTTCATACTCGTCAATAGGAATAAATTCATCCTTATCTTCGTCATATTTATATTCAACGTCATTGCTAGGAGCTATAATCTCCATTAACATTAACATTGATATTGTATCTAAAAAATCATCATGTTTGGACTTAAATCCATCAATAGATACATTATTTAACTCATCAAATACTTCTTTATAGTAATTATTATCTTTAAACTGTTTTGGTAACCATATTTTCTTACTTTTAAATAAAGGTACAACATCCATAAATCTCTTAAACTTATCCATCGTAGGTCTTATACCTAATGTAGTTTTACCTGGTTCAGTAGCAATATTAAAGTAAGTACCTTCCTCTACCATCCTCTCTCTAACCCAACTAATAAACCCACCTTGTTGACCAGTAATTTCTATACCAACACTCTGTGGCTTATACTTACGAACTAACATAAATAAGTCTTTAATATTTTTATCCATTAGTTGTCTCTCTATAACAGTATCAACTAAAAAATAATTCTTATTACTATCTACTGCCCATACACTTAATACACTATAATCACTACTTGCTTTCTCACTAGTAGCAAAGTCAGTAGTAATATAAAATAAATACTTACTTCTATTCTTTAGAAACTTAGGTCTATCATATAACAGTATATCATTCTCTGTAACAATCATATCATCTTCACTAATAACTCTTAACATTAACTCTTGATTAAATGAATGTATCCTACCAACTGCTTTAGCACTATTATATTCATCTTCTACATACTCATAAGGAAATCTATCTTCCCAGCTACCTTTAAAATTTTCCCTACTTATTGGATATTTCTCACATAAAGGATACACACTTACATCCCAAGTACCAGATTCAACTACTTCCACTAATGGATCATTCTTATTAAATGGGGTACCTACATAAATAGTTTTACTCTTTCTTGGATCCAATGCTTTAGCAATAGCATTATGTACATTATTTTTAACATTCTCTAATTCTGTTTTAGACTTAGCATCTTGATCACTAAGTAAATCATCCATTACAACTAATTGTGGTCTAATACCCATTTCTTTAGTACCCCTAATATTAGTTTTAGCACCATACATTTTAACTATAAAAGTTTTACCACTCTTATTTCTAAATTCTAATCTATTATCAGTGAACCTAATATAAGGCACATACTCTTGCATAAAATCAGATTGATTATATCTAAACTCTATATTCTTCCTTAAGTTCTTTGCCCCGCCCTCAGCACTATCTGCAACATAAAGAGCTAGACTAATTTCACCAAAGTTAGGTATTGAACCAAAAACAGCAATATACATAAACATATACTCAGACATTAAAGTAGTTTTAGCAAAACCCCTATGACATACAATAGCATGTCTTTTCTTCATACTGAATACATTGTCTAATACTTTAAAATGTACAACAGGTGTTTTATTAGCTTCCTCTCCACCATTAACAAGTTTAATAAAGTTAACAAACTTAATAGCATCTTTACTGGGTACATAATCTTCAAATTCATACTTAGCTTCATTTAAATAATCTTCTAATACCTTAGCCATTAGTTTCCTCCTCTACAGTAATTATATCCATCTCCGCTATCTGTTTAGGATCAGCTTTACCATTTTCAATAGCTTCTACTTGTTGGGCAGCTAACTTATTAAGTGTAGCTTCTAACTGATTTAATGACTCATCTTTCTTAACAGTAATATCTAACTCTAATTTACTCTCTTTCTCTTCTATCTTCAACTCTCTTAATAAACTTTCAGCACTCTTCATTCTAACCATTTCACTCTTAGCATTAATCATTAAATCAGCTAATACATTTATACCTTGTTGTACTTTATCTTGGTTCATTACATTAGTAGGTATTAAAGTTCTCTTCATTACTTCAGTAACTAACTTTCTATTCTTATACCCAGTTACTTCAGCATATTGATCTTTAGTTGGATAAGCTATTTCCATCCATCTTCTATACCTATCAGGAAATACTATCATATAAGCGTCATAAGCAGTCTTACCCATATTCAATAATGATACAAATTTACAAGCCTTAGCATAATTAATAATACTAAACTTACCACTTAATAATACATCAGTATAACTAAGCAACTGCTCTCTTAAATCAATACTATCATCATCTAATTTAAGTATATCTTCAAATACTTCTTCAGTTAATAAATGTCTTTTTTCTTTGGGGATTTGTCGTTTAAACTCTTTGTAAGTAATGTCCATGTAGGTCCTTTATAATCTATTTATTTATTTCTTGGCTCCCATAAGGGAGAATAGTTTTCACTATTATACCAAAGAAATAAATATAAAGAAATAAAAGTGCAGAAACAAACTGCATCAGTATTATAACTAAGAAATAAGCATAAAGCAAGGAGGGAGATGTCTGTATGCATGTATATAAAAAAAATAAGTAAATAGGAAAGGAGCAAAAAAATAAACTATTTTAAACAGTAGCAAAAAGGATAAAAAAGTAAATATACATACAGACGAGAAAATTATACCTTATTCTGCATAATAAGTCCAGATAACATCAGTAGTTTTAGCTGGGTCTCTATCAACATGTATAAAATTCTTACCAATACCAAATCTATTAAACCCTACTTTTTCTAAAGCCATAAGTATTTTATACCTATCTCTTGAACCAGTAACAGCAATATCACTAGCAAACCCTCTTACATGAGATGAATTATTAACTCCACCAACACTTTTATTATGTTCCATACATCTATAACCACTAGTTATTTTAAATGGCACACCAGCAATATCTCGTGCCTTATCAACCATATATAAAAAATCACTATCCATATTACATTGATTACAACAAGGACAAGCAAACTCTTCTAATTTAAAATGTTTCATTAAAACCCCTTATTTATGGTATTTAACCACTAAAACTATAATTTTACTAAGTACAAGAAATAAATAAATTTATTTCGTTTTACGAAGTAAAATTATACTATTTTTTTCAGATTTGTCAAGTTTAAGCAAACTTTAAGGTTAAGGGTAAAATAAAAGTTCATTGGGAATTTTAATTATTTAGTATGAATGCAGTACTAATAGGCTAGGGGATTGACATGATTACATGTCCCCCCCGTCAAATAAAAGGTACTACTTTTAGAATTATAATGAAATAAATTAAAAGGAGCTAACATGGAAAGTGCAGCATTATTGCTTGTTATTGTAGTTTTTTGGAGAAAATTACTTAGCATGCTTCAAGATCTAATTGATCTTGGTAATACAGATAAAGATAAATAATCTTTATCTTTTTTTTAAAATAACACTACACTACACTCACAATAAGATAGTAACAAGGTAATACCTTAAGGAGTTATAGTGAAATAAATTTAAATTAAAGGAGACACTATGAAAGTGTTAACAGTTAGAGATACCAATGGTCTAGTAGAATATATTAAAGATAACTTAGATATTAAAGCAGAGATATTTTACTCATTCAGTGAAACAGTGTTAATTGTTCAGTTGTTTGATGAAAATCAAGAAAACCTTATAATAGATATGGTTAAAGAACTAGCAATTAAATACGGAAGAGAGTTAAGAAACATCCAAATTAAGGAGATATAATATCTTCTTTTTCTTTTTTTTTACTTACTTAAATAGTATAGTATACCTTATACTTACCTTAAAATAGTATTAAAATAACCTTAAAAAAATTCCGCTGTCGCTATAATCAATAATACCTTTATTTCATATATTCATTGGTTCTAGTTGTTTAAAGGTGATACCTTTGGAATTAGGTTGAAATAAATTTAAAGGATTCTCATGGATATAGAAAAAAAATACGTTATTGCAGATAAATTGTCTGCAGTAATTAAAACA